TTTTCAAGCAGAAGACGGCATACGAGATTGGTCAGTGACTGGAGTTCAGACGTGTGCTCTTCCTATGTGGCATCTCCAGATTTTCACCAGCTCGGCCGAGCTGGTGAAAATCTGGAGATGCCTCCCAGGGTAGATGTTCTGGATCGTCACCTGATCGTCAATGTTGGGCGCGACGACGATAGGCGATGCCGCCACCGGGTCCGCATCTTCCTTGAAGTCAAACAGCGCGCCCGCCCGGCTTCCCACCAGCACGTCGGGCCGCGCCTTGAAGCCGCCCATCCAGTGCCTTCCCTGGTAGAACGTGCCGCAGCTCGGATAGCCGCGCGTTGCACTCCAGAGGGCGTCAAAGTCCTTCTTGCCGAACTGCTTGCGGGACAGCACCACCGTGCCGTCGCCGGTCAGAATGTCGATTACCAGGATCGGCCAGGGCTTCTTGCCATCCTTGCCGGTGAACTCGATTTCCAATTCCGCGTTCGCGTCCGACCCCTCGTTCACGCGCACCGTCACCGACGTGATATCGGTCAGGCCCTCGATTGCCGCCTCTAGGTTGGCCGCGTTGGTCGATGCCGTGTTGGTCCAGGCGATCTCGTCGCTGGCCTCGCCGTTGTATTCGACCAAGAGCTTGTGCCCGCTCGCCATGTCGTCAAAGCGCAGGAACTGGATTTCATTCTCGCCGCCGCCGACGTTGCCGCTGTCGAAGGAGAACTCGGTGATGGTGTCGAAGGCCAGGGCGTTCGAGCGCCAGTCGGTGTCGCTGCCGAGGCGCTGCACAACCCACGGCGGTTGATCCTGCTGGTAGAGGATCAGCGTGTCCAGGTTCGGCGCGCTCTTGGTCGCTGCCGCCTGGGCGTCGGCGTGCGGGATCGCGGTGCAGGCCACCCACGAGCCGTCGCTCCCTCGGAACACGTCGCAGCACCCGGCCGTCAGCACCAGGATATACTCGTCCTGGATCGTCGCGGTCAGGCGGTGGATTGAGAACTGCCCGACGGTCGCGCCGCTGCTGTATCCGGCCTCCAGGTGCATCTCCACCTGGGACAGCTCGACGGTTGCCCCCTTGAGATCGACGGCCGAGGGGTTGTCCACGATCACGCGCCAATAGCGCGCGGTGCCCAGGAGCTGATCTGGAGCCGATGCGAACCGCCGGTCATAGGCCACGTTGCCCGCGGCAAAGGTTGCCGCATCCGTCCAGGCTGATCCGTCGGAGCTGCGCTGCAAGGTCAGATCGGCCGACGTGACACCGGCCGGGAACTCCACCACGCGCAGATCGCGCGCATCGACCAGGGAAACAGCCTGGGACGTTCCGAGATCGACGCGCAGCACCTCGTATGCGGTTGCTGTGCCGATGCCCTTCACGGCCGTGCCGCCCGAGCTGTAGGAGCCGAGCGCCGAGCTATCGAAGCCGTCCAGCCCGAAGGTGTCGGCCGTCAGCACCGTGATCGCGCCCTGGTGGCCGTTGATCGAGGTTGCCAGGATTTGCTCGGCCGTGCCGCCGGTCGAGTATGCCGTGAAGCCGGTGCTGTCGGTGCTGTTCAGGGAGAACGTGTCGCTGGTTAGCACCATGATCGTGTAGGTGTCGTTGTTCAGCTCGGTCATCCCCGAGACGCCGGTGATCTCGATGGTGTCACCGGTCGAGAACCCATGCCCTGCCGCTGTGATAACGCAGGGGTTTGCCTGGGTCGCGTTGGTGATCGAGGCGGTGACACCGCTTGGCACGCCCATGCCCTCCACCCCGTCGATCCGCACGCGGTCGCCGGTCGAGTAGCCGTGGCCGGTGGCTGTCACCACGGCTGGATTGGCGTTCGAGATGCCGCTGATCGTCGCGCTCGATCCGGTCTGGAAAAGCGTCGTCTCGTCGCCGTCGGTAAGGTTGCCGGTGGTGCCGCCGTTGGGGCCTGTGACGGTTGCGCCGCCCAGGCTGATCTCCGAGATCGGGCCGCGCTGGAGCGCGCGATACCGCCAGCCCTCGCGGCGCTTGGCCCCGCCCTGCGGCAGCGGCACGGCGTTCTCGATGATCCTGGCCGAGTTGTAGAAGAACGACACGTCCTCGCGGCTCCAGAGGAGCGGGTCCAACTCCCCGGCCGAAAGGCTGGTCTGAATGTGTCGGCTCGTCGGCATTACCGATACCCTCCAAAACGCGCACCCCAGATCGGATCGTGATCGTCCAGGAGCGAGCGGGTCGGATCACCGGTGGCGTCGGCCTCGGTCGCGGTGCGAAGCAAGCCGCCCCGCCCGAACTCGCTCGGGTTGCCATAGGCGATCTGCCGGTGGAGCTGTTCCTTGCTCGCGTTCTCGGTGACGGGCAGCGCCAGTGTCGCGGCAATGGCCTCGATTGCGAGCGTGTGGAAGTAGCCAGGCCATTGGCTTTCCGGCACGCGCCAGATGTATTCGATCACCACCTGGTCATAGTCCGCGAACAGCCAGCGCTCCTGTATCTCGTAAAGGAACACTTGCGGCGCGCGGGTTTGCGTCGAGTTGAACACGGACAGAGGCTTGCCCACGCGATCCGTGCGCAGGGTCGGCAGAAGGAAGGCGCGCTTCCACTCGTTCAGCGGCAAGCCCGCCGCGTCCTCGGCCAGCACCTTGCGCCGCGTGGCAAAGCTCCAGTCGTAGGAACTCAAGAGCTGGAGGATCGTCGGCTCATAGAGCTGGTTGACCTTTTCGGCCGTGTCGCTGTCCTCCTCAAACGAAGAAATCGCCGGTTCGCCCAGGCGAGCCAGCGCTTGCGATGCCACATCCACTCTGCTGTCCGTCATGTCAGCCCCCTAAGAAAAAAGGGCCAGGGCCATGACAGCCCCGGCCCGTCCCTCGCATCCACACCCCAGCGGATTAGGCGAAGGTGTCGATTGCCGCGATGGTCACGACACCGGCGCTAATTGCCGACACATGAGCGTCGAAATCGGCGTCCGAGGCGTGGATCACGATGCGGTCGCCAACGCTCAGAATGTCGGCTGCGGTGTTGAAGTATCCCGCGCCCTTGACGGCCGCTTTCGCGTCGGTCCCGGCGTTGTAGCTGAAAATCTTGATGCCACCGCCGGAGCCACTGTGGTTCTCCAGTCCTTGCAGGTTGAAAGCCATGTTGCTTCTCCAGGTAAAGTTTCAGGAGGGGGCGAACGCTAGGCCCGCCCCCTGGTGGCGCTTATGCGCCGTCCTCGTCGCAGGTGATCTCGACCACGCCACCGGCGTCGATCTCGATGGAACCGGCCGAGAACAGCATGTTTGCGAGCCAGCTCGTCTTGGTCGGGATGTAGTTGACCTCCATCCGCTGATCCATGCCGATTGCGTGCCCGATTGCCGACTTCGCATAGGCGAAGGTGGTGCGGTCGCCGCCGGTCAGGTCAAGCCCGCCTTCGGCGCGGGACGCGATCCACTTGAACGACATGCCGAGGAACTGCGAGATATCGCCGTTGACCAGGGCGCGCACCGTGTTGAAGTCCGCGCTGGTGGCCTCGGTTTCGCCCAGAAGGCCCTCACGCCCAGCGTAGGAGCCGACATAGGTGATATCCTCGTCCTCGCCCACACCGTTGTCGCCCAGGAGGCGCGATGCACGGCGCAGCTTGTCCACGTTGAGGTTCGTGTTGGCCCCACCGATGGAGCTTGCCACGGTCAGCGTGGTGGAGGTGGCTTCGAGCGCGTCGATGACAAGCTGATCCTCGCGGCGCGAGATCGCCTTGGCGATGGAACCGGCCAGCTCCTCGCGCTCGGAGATGTTGGTTTTCGCATCATCGAACACGTCGGTGTATTCGGCGGCGTTCCAATCTTCGAGCGTTGCGGTCGCATTGGTGTGCGCCAGGTTCATTGGCACAACGTCGGTCTGCTTGATCCGGCGGGTTGCCAGGCCAGCGGCCAGCTTCGGGAAGCGGTGGGTCGAGCCCACAACGCCGGTTTTGATCCGCACGGTATCGCGCAGCTTGCCCATATCCTGATAGGCGTGCTTCACATCAGCGTCGAAGCTGGCGATTGCTGCGGTGGAGAGAGAGGTGGACATTGCGTCACTCCTTCAAGGTTTCAATCGGGGGAGATCGAGGGCCTTGAGGGTCGCGGGCCTGTCGCCTAAGCCGGGTGCCGTTCCTCGCGGGTCTGCATCTTGTGCGCCAATATGCCACCAGCCGCGCGATCTGGCAAGCGGGCATAAAAAAACGCCCCGGCGGGAGGAAATTGCCGGGGCGTTCCAACAGGGAGGTTTCATACAGGCTTGCGCCCGTATCGCACCTATAGCACGCCGGAGCGGATCGAGCCAGTCGGTTGCGGCGAGTTGCCAAACGCCTTTTGCATCAGGCGTTGCGCCTCTGCCATTGCCGCGTCCTTCTCCGCGCCGGGCTTCATCTTGCTGGCCTGAGCGTGACGGGAATAGGCTTCCTGCGGCGTAACCGATCCATCCGCGCCGTCGGCCATCGGGATCGGCTTCTCGCCCAGCTCGCCGGTCAAGATGCGGTGGAAGATGCGCGCCGCCCGGCCGGTGCCGACCATTTGCGAGAACTCGGCAATATCCTGCTCGTCCTTGAGAACGCCGCGCTGGGCCAGCTTCTCGGCATAGGTGCCGATGGTGTTGACGATGGTGCTGGCCTCCTTCTGGCCGACCTCTTGCACCAGGCTCGCCATCTCCTGCTCGCCGCTGATCTGCGCCGCTTCCTCGTTCGACACGCCGATTGGCATACCGTTCTCCGCGATGCCGGACAGGCCCTCGCGCATGAGCTGGGTGAACGCCTTGTCGGGGATGCCGAGCTTGTGCGCTGCCTTGCGGAACGCATCGACATAGGGCTTCGAGGCTTCGCTGTTCAGCTCCTCCGCGATCTTGTCGTCGTCTCCCTCGGGATCGAACTTGTAGCCGTCAGGGTTTTCGGGCACCGCGCCTTCCAGCTTGCCCTCGCCTTTGCCCTTCTGGGACAGCTCGCGCCGCGCGCCCTGGTAAGCCTTGTTCAGCTTCGCCAGGGTATCCTCGGCCGACGTGCCCAAGAGATGATCCGGCAGGTCCAGGCCATCAGGAAGTTTCCAGGCGTCACCGTCTCCCTCGCCCTCCTCGGCCTTGCCCTTGGCGGCGAAGTCCAGGATCGAGGAGCCCTGGGAACCGCTGCCTCCTTCGCCTTCTCCACCTTCGCCGCCAGTGCCTTCGCCCGAACCTCCCGAGCCTTCATCGGCCGGGCTCCAAACGGGGGCGTGATATTGCCAGAATTTCCACATGCACGTCGTCTCCTTGTTTCGCTGGGGTGTGGGTTTTTAGATCAGCCCGCGAGGAGCTGGTTCACCTGGTCGTTGATCTCGGCCTTCGCCTTGCGCAGCCGAGTAACAGCGGGCCATTCGGCCGTGCGGTTGCCGTCCTCGTCAGCGACGTGCGCCTGGAGATCGAACTCCTTGATTGCCGCGTCCATCTCCTCGTTCAGCCGCGTGATCGCCCGCTCGATCCGGCGGCGCGAGCCCCGGTTCACCTTGGAGCGGGTCAGCTCGCCATCGACCGGAGCGGGCAGCGCCGCCTTGGCCTCTGCGATCTTGGCCTCCAGGTCGGCCACCGTCTCGTTGCTGTCCAGCTCGATCCCGAGGCCCTTGGCCTCCTCGATCAGATCATCCTTCTTTGCCATTGCCTTCTCCTTCATGCGCCAGGGCGATGTTGTGAACGATATCGAACACGACTTGCGCCATGCCCTCACGGTAGAACGCCGCGTCCGGTCCCTGGCCTGGGATGCAGCGTGTTACGTTGACGTAGCGGTTATACATATCCGCCAGCACCTCGCGCCCGGCAGGCGTCGAGAACACCACCGCGTAAAGCTCGGGATCGACCCCTTGCCGGATCGGTGCCTGGTCCTCTGTGCGCCGCATGAGATCGCGCCAGGCTTCGCTGTCGCCGTTCTGGAACAGGGCGTCGAGCCCGGTGTCACCGTCTGCCATTGCGTTGCGCCTCCTGCGCTTCCTGTTGCTCGACGGCCTGCGCTGCCACGTTGGGATCGGCACCCTGGGCCGCTGCCCCTTGCGCCGCCGCCGCCTTTTTCAGCTCGGCCTTCTGTTCCTTGGTGGTGCGCAGGTCCATCGGCACGTTCATCAGATCGCCCAGGCGCGGCGTGACTTTCTCCAGGTCCACCTCGAACGCCATGAGCTGATCGCCGCCAATAGCTTTCAGCATCTCCATGAACCGCACGATGTTCTCGACCTCCTGCATGGCCTCGCCCCGCGCCAGCGGGCTTGTCATGCGCACCTCGATCAAGAACTGGTCGATCTTGAGCCCCTGGGTCGGCAGGATTTGCTTCGCCTCCAGGATATCAACCACGCGCTGCACCGACGGGATCACGAACTCGGCATAGAGACGGCCGAGGCCACCGGCCTGGTCTGCCACCAGCTCGCGGGCACGCTGCACGAACTCGGTCGCCGTGCGGATCGGGCCAGCCTCGGGCGGCAGGCTGTTGTCACCGATCACCTTGCGAATGTTCATGTGGAGCGTGTCCAGCACCAGCTCGCCAAAGTCGATGCGCTGGGGATTGTCGAGGCGCTGGAGGCTCGGCCCGTCCGGCCCGCCGTTGCGGCGCACCTTGATGATCGAATAGGGCTTGATCGAGATCGGCCCGTTCACCGCCCCGTCGGTCGCGGTGTAGACGCCAGCGACGGCCACGGCCACGGCGCGAAGGGTCAGCTCCACGATCTTGTTGGCGGTGCGGATATCGGGCAGGGCGAACAGCACTGGCCCACGGCCACGGTTCTCGCCGGGCAGCTTGGAATAGCGCGGCGTCACGAAAGGCGACGTGCGGCTCTGGCGCTCGACCAGGCGGGACTTGTCTGCCCCCTTCTGCCAGAATACCTCGTAGCGGAACGGCGCTTCCTTCTCGGCATAGTCGCGGTAGACCACCGAGGCGAGCTTGACCATCGGAGGCGTCGGCTTCTCGGCCTCCTCTTTCAGCTTCTCCGGTAGCGTGGCGTCGGGCCATTCCGTCGTGATCGCATCGGCGCGCAGCTCGTGCCAGAAGAACCAGCGATCCAGCCGCCCGTTCGGCCCCTCGTAGGCGTAGAAGTGCGACATGGGCATGGCCTGGAACACCACCGGCTCGCCCAGAAAGTCGTCGTTCGGCGTGATCTTCATCCCGCCCTGGCCGTAATGCCAGTCGATGTAGGTTTCATTGGAGGCAGTTGGGAAGCCTGGCCCGTTGAACACGGCCTGCACGATCTTGGTGATCGCCTCCAGCTCGGCCTTGCTTTCGTCCTTCGGCTTGCCCACGGCCTCCTGGAACGTCTCGTCGGGCATTTGCTCGGCCGCTGGCCCCAGGCCGATCTCAAACCAGTCCTGAAACTGCGGCGTGAAGTCGGAGGAAAGCCGATTGGCCGCGCGGATCACCGACACCTGGGGTGTGCTGTCCCAGTTGTAAGCCGCCTTCTGCTGGCCCTCCTTCCGCTTCACGAAGTTTTCGCGGTCGGGGAACGTCAGCTCCATCGCCTCCTTGTAGATATCGTCGGAGGCTTCCTTGTCGCTCTTGGCCTTGGCTATCGCCTTCCAAGCCTTTTCAACGTCCCATTGTGCCACGATCAGCCCCCAAGCGTATCTTTGAGGCGCTGTGACAGGTTGCCGATCAGCATGTCCCGCCCTCGCGTGTTTCCACCAGCACCGCCGCCGCGCTCACCGCGCTGCTGCGCCCGGTTCGCTTCCTCGTTCGACGTTTGCCGCTCACGCCGCGCCTGCGCCGCCTGCTTTTTCGCTTCTGCCTGCGCGCCGTTGTCGCCGCCTCCGAAAATTCCGCCCATCATCGCCTCCATAGGTATAAGCTCAAGTCCCGCCCGGTCGGGGAAAACCCTGTCGCTGGCCCGCAATCTAGCCGAAAACCGAACCATTCGGCAAATCTAATCGCTCTTTCGTCCTCCGAGGCCACCCAGGCGCGCAGCTCGTCATACACCGCGCCGCTGTCTCGGAAGATCGTGTAGAGCCGGAACAGCGGGCGAAGCTCGGCAGAGGATCGGATTGCAGCGCCGGGATACGATACGAACCAGCCGCGCCGGTTTACGTCCGGCATGATCGCCATGCTGGCAACGAACTCGCCGTGATCGTTCTCCAGGGTCCAGGCCCATTTAGCCGTCGTCGCCACCATCTCGGGCAAATACGGTTGAGCCAACGCTTCCGCTTGTTCCTCGGGCCTTAGCCTCTGCAACATCTCGCTCAACGTCCTGTTGCCGGTGATCCCCGGATGGAGCATTGCCATAGCCTTCATCTCCCTTTGTGCGTCCGGCCCAATCGGCTTTCGCCACGGTGCGCGCCGCCAGTCTGCGGTTGCCGCCCTCCTGGTCGCTCGATCCCTGGAGGTGGTGCGGTTTCAGGTCCAGGTGGAACTCCTGGCAGTCGATCCGATGCCAGATGCCCTCACGGATCGGCAGCTCGCCCACCACGGCGCGGATGAACGTCGAGCGGCGCATGTGGATGCGGCCCTTGCTGTCGGTCCTGACCACGCTGGAGCGCGGCCACACGTCGTCGTCATGCACCATGAAGCTCGGCAGCATCGCCACGTTGCCCTTGCAGGCACGCATCAGCGACGGGATGGAAAGATCGAGATCGGGATCGGTCATTTTATCACCTCGACGCTTTGCGTTGCCGTTACCCGGAAGCCGTCTATCATGCTCCCCTCTTGCCGCACCTTCATTTTACCAATGCGCAACACCGGCTTTCCATCGAGGCATATTTCCTCGCAATGTGGGTAGACGTTTTTTGTCAAACGTCCCTCCCGTGCAAGCTGCAAAATCTGAGCCTCGGTCATGTCAGCCCCCATGATTTTAGGATTGCCTCGGCCTCGGTAACGGATCGCACCACGGCATAGCTCGCACCGGCCCGCACCAGGTCGCGCTGGATATCTTTCTGCGCATCGCTCTGCCTGCTGTCGGCCTTGACCTCCAGGAAGTATGCGCGGCCCCGCCAGATGATCTCGATATCCGGCCAGCCTGGTTTCGTGCCCAGCTTGCGCGCCTTCGCTATCTGCCTCGCGGCCTCGGCCCCGGCCATGTCCAGCTCGTTCGGGCTGTGGTGATAGATCGCATCGACTGGCAACGCGAGATCGAGGAGATCGAGGATCGCCTTGTGGATCGGCCCCTCGCGGTCCTGGCGTGGCGCGCTGTGGTCGCCGTCGGCCTTGTAGAACGCCTGGAGCTGGGCGGCTGTCATTCGGTTATTCATTCGACACCGCCAGTCTCAAAGCTCGATGCGTGCGCCGCCTCTGGTTCTCCAGGTGCGTCACCAGCTCCAGGTGGTTCGGATTGCAGCACAAGCGGTTTTCGCAGAGGTGATCCACCTGTTTCTTGCCTGGAATGTAGCCGTGGAAGTGCGCGTATGCGACCAGGTGAACCGCGACCGTCTGCCCATCCAGGCACATGCGGCCATATCCGCCGCCGCGCCCGTTTCCCGAGGTTGGCCCCTGCCACTCCCAGCACCCGGTTTCTTCGTTGATCTCGACGCGCGCCATGATCTTGCCGATCACCTTCTCGCGCCTGCCCTGGTCCCTGGTCATAGCCGGTTCCTTGCCCATGCGAGCGCATCAGCCAGACGCTTTCGCACGTCAGCCGTGTCGCTCGACTTCGGCCCCTTACATGGGCACGGCTGGAGCGCGACCAGGAGCCCGTGGATTTCACCGGCGGGAACGTAGATCACCGCCATGCCATCCTCGACCCTGACGTGGCCCTTCTTCTCCTGGAGCCCGCTCATTCCTTCCCCTCCGCTCTGCGCATCCGCGCGATTGCGCGCCGCATGATCCGGCGGCGCTCGGCCAGAAGCTCCTCAATCGTCGCTGCTTTGCGCTCGATCCGCTGCTGAATTGTGGTAAGTCTTTGTTTTTCTTCTGCTTTCACATGGTCGCGCCACGGCGCAGGTATCGGCCCTCGGTCCACGGTGCGGTTCCACATGCTGCTAACCCCTTGATATGTGGCAATCACCATGCACCGCACCCCGTCACATGTCAAGCGAACACGTCAAAGTCGCCATCAGCCTGGAAAGATGCCGGGCCTTTCCCGAAGTCCTGCCTGCCGCCCAGGCGGTCGAACTCGCCCACGCCTAGGAAGCCATAGCCCGCCCCGTCGCAGATGTGGCTTTCGTCGTTCTTGCTGGGCTTGTCGGCGTAGCGGTCCTCGCCCGACACGGCCAGCCGCTTGAAGTGCCAGGCACCCATGAGCCCCTTGTGCAGCATCGGGCAGTTGCGCTTGTTGACCAAGAGCCCAGGCTTGCCCTCGATCATCCGCTCGCATGGCCCGGCCAGCGCCGCGATCCTCATCTTCGGGTCTTGGGTTGGCGCAGGCTCCAGGTTGATGCCGTGTTGCGAGCGCAGCCAGTCGAAGGATGCCGTCTCGAATATCTCGTCGCGCTTGCCACCGGCCGGATCACCCCAGCCCTTGCCGGTCAGCCCCTTGGCGACGTGATCGGGGAAGTGCTTGACCAGGGCCTCGCCAACCAGCTCACCAAATCGCTTGACCCCCATGTCGAAGCACACCACCTCGCGGTGCGCGAGCAACACGCCCTTGGGATGCCGCTGGAACAGGAGCGCCGAAGGCTGGAGCGTGCCGCCGCCAATGTCGGCCCCGATGTAGATCGGCTCGTCGGGCATGACGGGCAGGTGATCCACGCCATGCACCTGGCCGTTGTATTGCGGGACCACGCGCCGCCCGTCGGTCACGAACGTGTAGACGCCCTGGAGATAGCTCTGGATTTCCTCCAGCGTCTTGCCTGCCAGCGCGCGGCCGTAGTAGCTCCGCACCCCGAGCGGGTTCGAGCCAGCATCGACGCGGGACAGCGCGACCAGGTTCTCCTGCCAGGGGTTCACGATCCAGAACCGATCCGCCGCTCGGATCACCTCGATAGGGCACTCGACGCGCCGCACCTTGCCGCGATACCAGATCAGCACCTCGGCCGACGTGAGGCGCACGCCCTGATACTCGGGGAAATTCTCGTCAACGATCTCGGCACCGCCGCCCCTGGGCTTCACCTCCAGGACGCCGGGCGGTTGCTGGTGGAAGCTGTAGCCCTCGGGCGTCTCGCGGTGATGCCAGCCGTAGAGCCAATGATCGGCGTCGGGCGGGTTGGTGTCGCCCCAGATGCCGCTCCAGGTGGTCGGGCGCTCGTTCACCCCGAACCGGCCGACACGCTCGGTCAGGCGGGTAATGACGGATCGCGGCACCTCGCGCATCTCGTTGATGAAGGCCCCGGTCAGCTCCAGCGATAGGAGCTTCTTCACGTCCTTGGGCTTGTCGAGCGCAACCAGGTTGACCTCGATCTCCAGCTCCGATCCGCGCGGCTCGATCATGTGCGTGGCCGGTGATCTCCAGACGATATCCCCGAATGCGTCGGCCGGGTAAATCTGCTGATAGGTCACGGCCGTGGTGGATCGCAGCTCGGGCATGGTGTTGCGGATGATCGCAAAGCGGCTGCGCTTCTTGCCGTCGGCGCTGGGCGCTTGCTCCTGGCCGATATCGAGGATGCGTTGCAGGCTGGGCACCGACTTGCCCGACCCCACCGGCCCGATGATGAACGACGCGAACGAACGGTCGAGCTTGTAGGCCCAGGCCACCGGGCTCGTCTCGTATGTCCATGTCTGCGTCACCATCCGAACAGCTCCAGCACCGTGGCCCCGAGCTGGACAGCGCCAGCGATGCACGTCACCGCCAGCGTTGCCCGTCCTATGATCCGATATCCCGTCACCGCTTTCCCCTCGTCTTGATCGCCAGGTAATCCACGATCCGCTCGCCGTCCTGGTTGCGCTCGGCCGTGATCCGCTGCGTCAGGAGGCAGAGCCCGCGATCATGCAGGAGCATTGCCGCCACCTTGATGGATCGAGGCGCGGAACCGGCCGAGCCCCGATGATACACCACCAGGTCGCCAGGCTCCACGCGGTCAAGCGCCTGAGCGATCACCGCCTCCTCGCTGCCCGGCTCGATGCGCTCGATGCGCAGCTCCTGCTTCACGCGATCAGCCATGCCACCAACCCCCAGAAGCAAACACCAAAGGCGACCCAAACCAGATGCCAAGCCATCGGCCCGCGACCATACTCCGAGAACTCGCCCCGCGCCGGGCATTCCCTGCCCTGGTTGCAGTCGTGGTTGCACGGTGGGCAGCGCAAGTCACTTGCTCCTCCTGTGCGGGCCGCTGAGTGGCCTTCTGCGTTCTCGGCACCCTCGACCCGCGAATGGCCCCTGACGCGCCCATGCGGCGCTCCTGCGCTGTCGTAGACGGTCACAAAGCCGTCGTCCTCGATATCATTCATCGTCGTCTCCTTCCGATTGCCATTTGGGGATCGCTTTGAGCTGTTCCCCCGCTGCTGGCGGGATCACCTGGACCGCGAAGCCTTCGCCCGTACCGCCTTCTCGATCTTCTCGGCCGTAGCCGTGGTTCACTTCCAGGGCGAACTTGGCCCCGTTCGATGCCTCGCGGACATAGAGCGCTTCTTCCGCGAACTCTGCGATCCGCATCTTGGCCCGCGCGATGATCGGGACAAATGCCGGATCGCGTGGCTCGTCTCCCCTGCCATACGCGAGGAGGGTTTGCCTGGTGGTGTCCAGTGCGAGTGCCAGCCCTGCCATCGTTGGCGGCACCTGGTATTCTTCCTCGTAGGGGTCGCCTTCGCGCGGATAGATTTTGCGCCTGCGCGTCCTGCTTTGAAAATACTCCTCGATCCGTTCCTCCAGCGCTTCGGGATCGGTAAAGGCGAGGTGTCCGCGTTTTGCCATCATGTCCTCCCCTGCTCTGCCAGGCGCTGCCGCAGATGTGCGAGCGCTTCATCCCCGATGTTTTTCATGCTGCCCGACCGACCGCTATCAGCGGGCGGGGAGGGAGGGCAGCTTTTCGGACCCTCTCCCCCCTGCACCCCCCTCTCCGTGGTCTTGGTCTTATCCGTGGTCTTGGTCTTATCCTTCTCCGTTGTCTTTTCCGTTGTCTTTTCCGTTTCCGTTGTATCGCTAGGGCTTTCGATATGGGTATGCGATAGGGGTATCAGTAGGGCTTCCCCGAGGCGGTCGAGCGTCTTTGCGTCGAGCCCGATTTCCTGCGATGTGAGCATGGGTTCGAGCTTCATTTCCTTGACCAGATCGGCCGCTGTCGTGTCGAAGCCGCCCATCGCCTCCAAGATTTTCCCGGCCTCGACGTGATCGCTGCGCGCTTCGCTGTGCTTGAGCCGTCGCGCCTTGTCGTTCCACTCCTCGCGCCGCTCGAACATTGCCAGGATCAGATCGCACGCGGCGCAGTCTCTGACCGGCGATTGCGGCAATGCCTGGATGATGCGAACCGGCCCGGCCAGGTGCTTGCGGCTGGAGATCGCGTTGAAGCGGAAAAAGTTGACGATCTGGATCAGCTCCTCCTCGGGATCGTATCGGATCAGCCTGCACTCGGCCAATTCGATGAAGGATGCGCGCACGTCCTCGCTCGGCACTTTCAGCTCCAGCGCGGCCATCTCCGGCGGCAGGACAAAAGCCCCGGCGCTGTTGCCGTGCGTCGTTGTGTGCAGGTAGAGATAGGTCAGCCGGGCCAGGTCCGTGGTGAGCTGCCGGAAACGCTTGCTGCGCCAGATCGAGCTTGAGATGATGCCGAATTGTCTCATGGGATCACCGCCCTGACGGTTCCGGCACCGCCTCCAGGTGTTGCACCAGGGACGTGATCGCATCGCCCTTGGATTTCCAGAGATGATAGCTCGCCCCGCTCGCACGCTTCATCTCGGTTTCGTTGAGGCTGGAGCCACCGGCCAAGATGATCTTGACCGCCGCCCCCAGCACGTTGAGATCGGCCGCAAGAACCGGCCCCGCGTTCTGGATCGTGAGGTTCATGTTGCGCTCCGAAATTGCGGGCAAGCCTGCGCAGTCGCGCCGATGAACTGTGCCCCGTTCTGTTTCAACAGCTCGCGCGCCTTTGTGCAGCGGCCGTAACCTTTGCCCTGCCTGCCCTCGGACACGTCCCTGGTGGTGAAGTGATCGCATTGCGCGCACTTGTGCCGCGTGCCCAGCTCCGGCCAGGTGACTTGCCCCGGCGTGTGCAGCTTCATCCGCTGTTCAAGATCAGTCATGCCTTCGGTGCCTTCTGCTGGAATTGCTCGCGGCGAAGTGTGACCGCGCCGCCCTCCTGGATATCCGGCGCATCCTCGGCAAAGCGCATGGCCGTGACGCGCGCCCGGTTCAGGATGATGCCGAGATATGCCGCCAGGCGCTCCTCGGTGGTGTGCGTTTTGGTCGGCGCGAACTCCTCCACGATCCACCGCGCGACCCTGGGCTTGACCGGGATCGTCACCGTGAAGTCGGCCGGGACCGTCGGCTTCGGTGCCAGCTCCTCCTCGGCGCGGATCATCGCGTCGGTCAGGCTGATGTTGCGCTCTGCCTTGATTTCCTGCGCCCTGGCGAGGATTTTTTCGTCTGCATTGTCAGTCACTTGTGCGCTCCTTGTTAAATTTCTCGTTTATATTTGCAAAATATCTATTGCAGAGGCAAGCGGCATATGATCTAACCATTGTTGCAGGGCGTCGAGCCCGAGCGACAACGGAGGTTCCCAGATGCAATTTGACCTGTTCGACCAAGGCAGCGACAGCCAGCCCGGCGCGCGGCAAACTGACCTGGAGATGCTGATCGAGGAGAAAGCGATGAACCATTACGAACGGAAACAGGAAGCCAAGCGCGAGCGGTTGCTTGCAGCGGCCGAGCGGGCAGAGGCCCAGAGCGAGGCGGCATACAAGCGGGCCGACATGCGCGAGGAGGTGTCCGGTATCCCCTTCGGCCAGCCGATCCTGGTCGGCCACCATTCCGAGGGGCGGCACCGCGCCGCGATCCGGCGGGCAGACAACGCCATGCGGGCCAGCATCGAGGCCGACAAGCGGGCGAAAGAGCTGCGCGGCCAAGCGGTTCCTGGCAAGCCAGGGCGTCGAGGTCTGACACATCGGTGAGGGGCGGCAAGCCCGCCCCCATCCCATGCGCCAGAACAGAGGAGAGCGACATGCAGTTTCGGAAACTTTTTGAAGGCCAGGCCAGCGAGGCAAAGACCTTCGAGCTTATCAATCGCGGCTATTCGCCGGACGTGTTTCGGGCCGGTGATTTCTTCGAGATCGGGGAGGAGGAATACTGGTATTTCCTGGAGTGCCTGCCCCCGATGGATTTCGCCCTGGGCGGCTTCTCGATGTGCGAGTTTGCCACCGGCAATCTGACCAACGCCTTCTTTGAGCGTGACGGCCGGTTCTGGTGCCTGACCATCGAGCGCAAGAGCGCGGCAGACTTCGCCGCCTGGGCGCGCGCTTTCTCGCCGGTTGCCTTCTATCAGAACGAGCCCGCCTGACCTTCCGGTGAGGAGCCCCGCGCGGGCTCCGATCCCGAGTGCCAGTCAAAAGAGGAGATCGAAATGCAATGTATCAAGACCGGAGCCCATATCTACATCGCGCAGTATGGGGAATTTGCGATCTGCGACGTGTTCGAGCTGAACGGCGTCAACCTGTTTCGGATTGCCGGGACCAGCCGCGAACCCATGCGCGACGTGATCCACTTCAACGTCGTTGACGTGGCGCAATGGTTCGACCGCGAGGCAACCGACGGCCGCAGCTCCACCATGATCTCGGCCTGCGCTGCGAACTTTGGCTATGACGGAAAGGCGATGAGCGCATGAGCCGCAAGCCGACGATCTGGGAGGCCCTGGCCGAAAAGCTCGGCCGGGAACCCACGCACCGCGAAGCGTGCGACGAGGTGAAGCGCATCCTGCGCCAAGCCTCCGAGGAGAGGGCAAGCCAGTGACGCGCGAGCCCTACCGCCCCACCGTGCCGGATTTCCGCGCACAACCCAAGGAGAACGAATTGGACCGGAACGGCCACCCCAACCTGGCGCGCACCTACATCGCGCCGAACCCCATGCAGGAGCCGGAGGCGAAGCCCGCCGCCGAGCCCCAGGAGATCAAGGAAGCGCCGTTCTGTAGCGCGGAAAGCACGCGCAACAAGCACGGCAAGGCTGTGCTACGCCTGCGCTTCGAGAGTTTCGAGGCCCTGGAAACCTACTTCGCGGACGAGCTGATCGGCTCCGACATGATGGAGGGCAGCGCCTCGAAAGTGATCGGCACCACCCTGCTGATCTGGGACCGTAACTGAAACCACGAAAGGAAAGACCAATGACAACCGCAACCAAAATGCATGGAGCCTGTGAGGCGCTGGAGAAGCATATCGCAGAGATCGGCTATGCCTCGCCCCAGGTGGCGATCCACATCAACTGGCTGTCCAGACCGTTCTGCGTCCACATCGAACACAAGTCGGCCCAGGGCGTTGCCGGGCAGTCCGAATTTCTGCGCGGCGACACCATCGAGGAGGCGATCAAGAAGGCCGACGAATATGTGGCCGAGCTGCCCAGCGTCGAGGACGCGCGGATGCGTGACTTCACCCACGCGCTCGGCCGTCTGATCGACCAGGGCCGCGAGATCGGCGTCGATGTGGATTACATCAACCCGCTGACAAAGATGATGGAAAAGCTGGCCGAGAACTGCTTGACCGATCAACGCCCCAAGAACCCCGCGCCTGTTGAGCTGGATTTCTGATGGCACGCGGCACCGCAACCCACAACGGAGAGGAGCTGGAGGTGGCGTTTAGCGCCTCCGGTGTCCTGTCCGACTATGGCGTGGACCGCTCGCCAACCTGGATCGAGTGGGAGGATATCGAGATCGAGGAGCTGACGATCCTGGGCCACAAGGTCGATCCGAAGATCCTGCCCGACGAGCTGGTGGAGGCGATCCGCGAGCTGGCCGACGATCTGGAATTTGAAGCCGAGGAGCCCGACTATGACTGAGCCCGGTAAGATCATCCCATCCGTGGAGCTGGTGGCGTTCGTCCAGGATGGAGGCGGCACCACCCCGGCCACCATCTTGATCGAGGGCGCGGCCCCGCTGTTCGCCCTGTCTGCCTTCGCCATGAAGGCGATTGCCAGCCAGCACCCGCACCTGGGCGGCAAGCCCATCGTGGCGCTGCGCTATTCGGTGGAGGCGCGGCCGTGAAGCGCTGCGCATGGCATGAGTGCGGCCGGGCTTTCGAGCCCGCCGACCCCCGACAGGAGTTTTGCTGTCCCGAGTGCCGCAAGGCGCGGGGCGCATGGAAGGCCCGGCGCGGTGGCCCACTGGTGGACATGCTGCTGGAGGGCGACGTGGACGCGCTGATGGAAGCAAAGCGCAAGATCAAAAAGGAGATCGAAGATGCAGCTACCCCAACTGATTGAGGGCATGGATTTTGCCACCTACCTGGCCGATCCGATGCCGGAGCCGAGCCTGACCAGCTCTCTTGTGAAAGACCTCCTCGGCACCGCGCCGCGCAAGGTCTGGCAGAACACCGCCCGGCTCAACAAGGACGCAGAAAGCGAGGAGAAAACGATCTTCGATTTGGGCTCGGCCGCGCACCGGCTGTTCACCGGCACCGGCGCACCCATTGTCGAGATCGACGCGGCCGACTTCCGGTCGAAGGCAGCGAAGGAAGCCAAAGACGAAGCCTATGCCCAGGGCAAGACGCCGATCCTGGCGAAAAACATGCCGCGCGTGCGGGCAATGGCGAAGGCGGCGCTCGACCAGGTGCGAGACAATCCCGAGATCGGGCACCTGTTCTCGCGCGACAACCAGGCGAAGCTCCTGCGCGAAGCCACGATGCTCTGGCAGGAAAGCGGCGTCATGTGCCGGAGCCGCCCCGACTTCTACTCGCCCGAGGAGAACGTGGTGATCCACTACAAGACCACCGGCACCGATATCGCGCCGGTGACGCTCGCCAAGTTTGCCGCCAATTCCGGCTGGGACATGACAGCCGCGCACTATCACCAGGGCGCGAAGCTCCTGACTGGAACCGCGCCGCGCCAGTATTTCGTGGTGCAGGAGACGGCCGAGCCGCACCTTCTGCTGACGGCCGAGATTGACAGCACGTTCCTGGAGACAGCGCTGATGCGCCGCGAGCGCGCGCTGATGATCTGGGGCCGGTGCCTGCGCGAGAATACCTGGCCCGGCATGATCTCCAAGACGATCAAGCTGGAGTGTCCAGAATGGCACGAACGCAACCTGATCGCGGAGAAGGACGCCGAGGAAGCGGCCAAGTCGGCAGGCACCGATCTGCTGGAGATGATGCGCACCTGGCAGGCACCCGAAGGCTGGCAACCCGCCGCCGTCCAGGGTCAGAGCCGTGACGAGAAGGACGTGATCGAATGAGCTTCACCTTCAACACGGCCGAGCGCCGCAACACGCACCTTCTGGTGGCCCTTGCGGGGGCCTCTGGCAGCGGTAAGACGTTCAGCGCCATGAACCTGGCGACGGGCATTTGCGGCGACAAGCCGTTTGCCGTGATCGACACCGAGGCAGGCCGCGCCCTGCACTATGCCGATCAATTCAATTTCAAGCACGCCGACTTCGCGCCGCCCTTCACACCGGAGCGCTACCTGGAGGCGGTGAAGGCGGCAGAGAAGGCCGGGTTTGAGGCGATTGTGATCGACAGCATGAGCCACGAATTTGACGGCCAGGGCGGGATCATGGACATGGCCGAGGCGTCCAGCGTCAAAGGACCAGGCGCATGGAAAGACCCCAAGATGCGCCACAAGAAGATGATGAACGCCTTTCTCCAGGTGCGCGCGCATCTGATCTTCTGCTTGCGGGCCGAGGAGAAGATCGACATGAGCAAGAAGGATGATCGCGGCCGTGTGATCGTGGAAAACGCGGGCTGGTTTCCGATCCAGGAAAAGCGGTTCATGTATGAAATGACCGCCAGCTTCACGCTCAACCCCAGCTCGCCCGGCGTGGTCGATCTTACGTTGCCGCACAAGGTC